CGATCTCTGTCGGACCAGTGGGGCCAGTGGGGCCTGTCGGACCAGCCACCGACGATGCAGCACCTGTCGGGCCGGTGGGACCAGTCGGACCTTGAGGTCCGCTTGCGCCATTCAGGTTGACTGTCCAGCTGCTGTAAGTGCCGGAACCGACAAAGTACGAGATGCTCGCAATCAGCACACCACTGACTGAATTGTAGCTGCTGACGACACCTTCCATGTATTCCGAACCGCTGTTGGCGATCAGGATCGGCTGTGCAGGTGTGTAATTCAGCCCAGTGGCGACCGTAAGTGTCTGAGTGCCATAGTTGAGCGTCAGTGATGTTGTGCTGGTTGTCGCATAAAGCGATCCAGAAATACCAGTCGGCCCGGTGGGGCCAGCAGAACCAGCAGTGCCCGAATTGCCTTGAGGTCCGGTCGGTCCAGTGGGGCCAGTTGGCCCAGTCGGTCCGCTTTGCGGAGCAACCCAGCTCATCACACCAGCGGTGGTGGACGCCAGAAGATAGCCGTTGGTGGATGGGCCAGCAGGCGGCAGCTTATAGCTGACCGACGCCGAAGCTGTTGCGCTGCCCGCGATCGTTGTGCTCTGGCCATTCGATATCAGAGCGAGGCTGGTGCCCGAAGCTGCGCCGATTGAAGGGCTGGTGAACGATGGCGAAACCGTCAGAGCGACGACTGTGCCTGTGCCGCTGGTGGTGTAGCTTGTCGACCAAGCAGTGCCGTTCCAGTAGGTGATGCCTGCCGATGAAGGATTGGTGCCGCCGCCGCCCGACGAACTGATTGTGATTGTGCCTGCGGAATTGGTTATTGTGATGTTGCTGCCAGCCGTCAGCGTGTTCAGGCTGTAGCCGTTGCCATTGCCAATCAGCAGCTGACCATTGGCCGGCAGCGATGTGTTGCCTGTGCCGCCCTGAGAAGGGGGTGCAGGAAAGTCCACCTTGCCAGAGAACGCAGCTTCCCACTCTGCAGCGGTAGGGATGTACCCTGTCGGCCAGCCTGGATTGGTAGGGGTTGACATGTTACTGTTTTATCCCGTTCGGAATGGTTCAGAAGCCGTGGCTTGAGCCTAGGGCCAAGGAAAGTGCATAAACGTAAACGTCAAGCAGATCGTCGGCGCGTCTAGCAGCGTCTTTGTCGCCAATGCGGAAACTTGTGACCTGCGAACTAAGATGGTTGCGGGTCAAGCCCTTATAGTTCACAGTCTTGTTGAAGGCGTAATCTGATATTTTGCACAGGCCTTGATGGTGATGCGAGGAGACTGCGATTGCGCGTTCATCTTTGCCCAAGGCAGTGAAGCCGGAGTCAATCGGCAGAAGCGGCCAGCCCTTGCGAGTGCCATGCTGAAGCAAGACAGTGCCGCTGGCCTTGTCTTCAACCCAAATGCCTCTGACACCTTCACGAGCGCCGACTTGCTTTGACAGCTCAGTGATTCGCGGAAGAACGACATTCGGTATCCAGCTGTTCAAAAGGTCAGCCTCAATCTGGACAATCTCCCAGTCGAGGATGATCAGCGGAATCCCTGCGTATTGATTTCGTGCAACGTAGATGATGGCGGTGCCATCGTTCGCGCTGCCAGTCTTGACTGCCGAATCGATGACCGCAAACACGCGATCGCAATTCGTCGGATACGGAACCGGCAAGCCATTCGCATCCAGCATCTTTTCCATGCTGAAGAAAGCAACACCAGACCAGTCAACGAATTCGGCAAGAATTTCCTGCCTGAAGACGTCTGGGTGCATCCGCAACCGTTCAGCTTCAATCCACGCCCGGTCAACCAGAGGGTTTGACCAGCTTGGCGCATGAAACATCTTGAAACCCATTTCAGGGTCATTGCAGACACGCCAAAAAAAGTTCTCGGTGTCAACGCCATTCGGCGTCGAATAAACCCAGACCTCTGCATTCGGCTTTGTGGCCATTGTCGGAACAATGCTCTTGCTCCAAATATCGAGCATCTGCGTGTTCTTGGTGAACGCGCCTTCATCGATAAGGATCAAGTCATACTCACGACCGCGACCAGCCAGCTCATTATCAATCAGCGACCAGAAGTCAATCTTGCCACCAGTCGAGGTCTTGAGCATCCCTTCGCCTCGGTTTGAAGTCAGAAGGATATCGCGAAGAATGTATTTGATCTCGTCGTATGGCTCTGTCAGCTGTTTATATGTCGGAGCGAAAATGCCGACCTTCAAGCCTTTGGCTGCAGCATCGCACGCCAGAGTTACGATCTTCTTTGTCTTGCCGAAACGCCGACCACAGCAAACGCCATTGCGCTTGGACCGTGATCGGTACATATCTGCCTGACCTTCGTGAAAGGTTGGCAGCTCGATGGTGATTGTCATCAGCTTGGCAGACCGCCAGTGATTTTAATTTCCTTGCTGCCCTCGCCATCGTCCTCGCGCGCCTTCTTAAAGCCAGCACGAGTGTGGAGCCAGAATTCAGCTGCCTTCTGATCGCCCTCGAGTGCCCGGCGAACAACGCCTCTGGCAATCTTTGCATTGACGATTGCAACTGTGCGGTCGATCTCAGGGCGAAAGTGCTTCTGCAATGTGTCTTCGCTGATGCCCAAAAGGTCTGCGATCAGCTTGTGTGATGTGCCCACCAAGAGCAAGTCACAAACGCGGCTACGCATTTCATCAGTGGCGACGAATGGTGGCACTCCGAATGAACCCTTTGGTGCACCTTGCCTGGTCGTTCGCGGTTGCAGCTTTTTCGTCAGAGAAGGGTCTCGGTTCTTTATGCGCTCCGCTCTTGTTTCGCGCGCGCTATTTGAACCGGCTATGGCCTTGGCTTTTTTTGCTTTCGGAGCAGCCTTGGCCTTGGCTTTGGGTTTCGGATCATCATTCATTTGGGCGAGCTTTTGAATGCCCCAGAAATCTCTTTCTGAAGGTTGGTTGGCAGGGCGAGCTGGCTGATGCCATCGACCAATTAACTACCTCAAGCGCCTGTCGCGCGGAACCCGAACTGGGACCGCGCATTATCGCTCCAAAACCTGGAAAAGGAAAGGGGGTATTTTCACCTCCAGTGTTGAATCATCCAGCTGCAATATGCTCTCTGTTTTCGTCCTCCCTCTCACAGTAGCTCGCAGGCCATCAAATGCTCCGACCTTTATAAGGACTCGCGCGCCCGCTTCAGGGAATTTGATTTTCTTGACCTCAGCAGGAGCCAGCTCAGATATCTTGCGCAGATGGTCAAGCTGATTGCTGGAGAACGTTGCAAGGCTGCTCATAAACTTCATCGGCGTGAAAGCCGGGCACTTTGAGTAGAGCCTTGCTTTTTCTGCAGCCTCAAGCTCAGAAACCAGAATGAACACGAATGTCGGCAGCAGGGGCATCTCAACAGGACGCTTGACAGTTTTGCGTGGCACCCTGATCTCGCGCACAACAATGGGAGTCCATGCCGAGAGATCAAGAAGTTTTAGAGCCAACGCAAGTGCGCCTGTTTTGCTGCCAGAGCATCTCAGAGCGATCCAATCCTTATCCACCACAGCCTCCAAAAAATACGAACCCAAGCGACTGGAACCCATTAGGTTCCAAGTTCGGAAAAAATGCTCGTTTCAAGACTCCCCCTAGGTTTACTAATCTCTCTCTTTTCTTAACAGGACAGGGGTTAAGAGTAAGAAGAAAGAGAACCTAGAGGAACCGGGGGTCAAACACCGGGGGAGTCTTGAAACAAGCAAAATTTTCGAACTTGGAACCACCTAAGTCATTGTTTTTTGGTAAATGGGCTCCAGCGCACCGCCCAAACACCCCTGTCTTAATTCCAAGGCCATTACATCAGTTTCAGAAACTTAGCAGCCAACCGTTTCCCCGGCCAACGACCATCGTCCACCGAAATTACGAACCTGGCGATTCATCACCAAAAGACAGATTCTGGTTTGGCTTCAGTCCACGAGAAAAGATGAAATTAACTCCAAGAGTCAAAGCTATCGATCTATGGCTCGAAATTAAGAACCCATCCCCATCATCAACCACTTTCTCAATGCAGACCGCACCGCTCAAAGAATAGTCGTCAATGTTCAGAAAGACCATGTCAGGCGTGTTGGAGATCGCCACCAGAAGGCCCACTGCGCAAAGATCATGGCGCATCGCCTTCATCTCTCGCTTCTGCTCTGCCCGAACTTTGTACCTGAGCAATGAACCTTCCATCTTGCCGATCTTCAACTCGAGATGGACAACTTGGCCATATTCGCCTGTCGGAACCCAAACATCAGGCAATCCCAGAGTGCTGCCGAACGCAGGCTCAACCCAGCGAGATTCGCCGTTGGCCGCCAAGCGAACCCAGCTGCGCAGATCATTTTCGCTCTTGAATACATTCACATCGCACCTCGACCTTCCATGATGGCGATGCAGGCTTTGCACGTCACCTTATCTTTATTGTCAGTCGTTGTTGGCTGCTTTCCCGGCAGACTCGCAGTGCAATAGGCGACCGCCCTGTGGCCGAACTTGTCCTTTATCCACGCTCGTTTATGCACTGTCTTTGACTTTCTCAAATATGAACCCAACATGCTCGCTGTCCGTCTGCCCAAAGAGGCTGAGCAAGCGCCAGCCGTCTTCAAGCATAGCATCAAGCGCCTGAGGCAGGTGGGTAGGGTTGATCGTCAATCCGCGAGCATAGGCATAGTGTTTGCCCTTTTTCAGCCGCGCAAAGCGATAGTCAGGAACCTCTTGCAGCTCCGCCAATTTCTCTGCCATCACCACCACCTCATCTTAAAATAGCTGCACGTATCGCTCATCCCAACACGCGGCCTTATGCTCTTGACCTTGCCAGAGGTGCGATCCATAAAAGGCGTAGGCGGTGCAGCATAGCAGATGATTTCGTCTTGGTCTTTCTTTCCCCATTCGCAGTGAATGCAGAAATTCCTTTGTTCATCTGCCATCGTCAATCTCCCATCACCGTCGCGACCGCAAAAACCAATGCATATGCGGCCATTGATACAACTGCAAATGCGCAAAACAGAACGCCAAGCACCAAGAAAAGTGCATCCAAGATTTTTCTCACTTAGCGATCCTCCAAAGTCAGTCGATCATCAGCGTTGCGATGCAAAGCACCGTCGACGCCACAAGCGCACTCATGAAAATGGTGTAAAGTGTGATGAAAATCCAATCAGGCAACCTCTTCATTTCACATCTCCACATTCATGATGTCTGAACACTTGACCAAGAATTCCTTGACGCGTGCGGTTGGGTCTTCGTCGCGCTGAACAAGGTCCAGCAGCTCATTGTTGATTACTGCATATTGCAATCGGCCACCGACCTTCAGCCGCTTGTTGAAGACAGTCAGCCCAACGTCACACATCGACCGGCGCAGCTCATAGTCCGAATCATAAACCCGGCCTTGAACACCCTGCCTGATGAATCCGACAACGTCCTTGATCAGAACGCCCGCTGGCTTGCCCATCTCTTTCAGCGTCTCAGCGATGGCGGCTGCCTCGCCCTGAGCTTCGGACCGGCTGCCCTCAATCATCTCACGCTTGCGGTCTGTCATCGGAGCACGCTCGCTCTGGGTGACGTAGTCTTCAAAGTTCTCTGCCCAATACTTGATGATGCTCAAGCCACCACCATTGATCCACCGGCGCAGCTCATCGAACTTGTTCTTCGGCCATGGCACTTCTGTCACTTCTGGATAGAACCAGCGCCGATCATCATTTTCCATCTTCAGCGCACGCATGGAATTGGACGATGCGAGCACATGGCACCAGTTTTCGATTTCGTACTGGCGCATGTATTTGCGATTGACCGAAATATCACGATCTGTGATCACTGACTTCAGTGCGTGATAGGCTTTCCATGATGATCCTGAATAGATCTCGTTGACGATGGCCAGTCGCTTGTTGGCGATCCAGTCATTGAAGGTGCTCGTGATGTCGTTCTCGCTAGGATAACTGACATTCTGAACGCCTACCAGCGGCCCAAGCACGCTCGCCCCCAGCGTTGTCTTTCCGACGCCTTGACGTTCGCTGATCAGCAACATGCCATAGCTCATACGCACATCAGGACGCGCAATCAACGTTGCGCACCAGCGCAAAGCCTCTTTGCGTTCGCTATCGTTCACGAAAAGGTATTCCATGAAGTCCAGGAATGGCTTCGGGTTGCCTACCTTTGGGGTGATCGTCGAAGGCACATGAAGGTTGATCGCTGAGGAGCCTCTGAACGTCACCAGAAGCCCTTCATGGTCGGGTCGGTAGCAGATGCGTGCCGATCGTCCCTGATAGGCTTTCACGATCAAACGGCATGTGTCGCTGACATGGCTGAAGCTGGCCAGCATTTTGTTCAGCACCGCTTCACTGCGCATGATCTCTGGCATTTCGGTGCAAACGAAGATGTCTGCCTCTTCGATATATGCCCACATGCCTTTGAATGATTCACGCAGGATGAAGCTCGGACGACCGCCGTTCGGCCCCACAAAGGTGTCGGTTGCCCATGTTGCAGGGTGCAGACAGTCCCTGAAGCTCGGTCCGGTGTAGATCGGTTCAGCGCCGCCTGCTTTGCCGAACATCTCATCAGGAAATTTGTCAGCCAAGTCGAAGCTCGCTGGGAACTCGTCTGTGAACTGGATGGTGAAGGTCGGCATCCGCAGCTGCTGGCTGATTCCTGGCACGGCTGCCCGGCCTGGATCGTCGTTGTCTGCTACGATGTAGGCGCGTTTGATGCCTGCTTTCTTCAGCACGGCCCAATCCGTGCGATATGGGCTCAGTGCTCCACCGATCCATCCCACGTGCCCTGCGCCGCCCATCTCACGACCCCAAGGGTGATCAGCCAGCGCCTTGCGAGCTTCGGCTGTCTTGCCCTCGACCATCCATTGCACATAGGCAGCCGCCTTTGCGCCTTCATGGATGAACACTGTGGTGTGATCCTTCAGTGTTTCCACCCCGAACAACGGCAATGGGCCGTCTGGCTCGCAATAGCGCCATTGGTCGTCGTCCCAATAGGTCAGCGGCACGTACGCCTTGCCACCGTCTTTTTCCATCCGCACCTGGACCATGACAATCAGGCCA